ATACTGAACCTAAAACTTGATGGTGCGTATCAGATTATAAGGGAAAAACAGGGTGCTTCTTTTGATTTCGGTAATGATTTGATTTTCAGAGAACAGGACGGAATCTGTATTTTTACTGATGAAGAATCTGATCCAGATTACCGGATCATTGCAATTAAACCTTACCGACAACTAAAGATGGAGTTGGAGAAGATATGAGTGATGATCTGATACAGAAATTTTCAGGACTTGTTGATATGGCTGAAGGCGGTTTACAGTCAAAAGTACACGAACAGGCTTTACGCATTCAGGCACAAGCTAAAGAATTATGTCCTGTCAGAAGGTATGGTTCCGGGGGTGGATCATTAAGACAGTCAATCCATGTTAGTACAGAACGACAGGAAGACTTGATTCACAGTGAGATATACACCAATTCAGAGTATGCACCTTATGTTGAGTTTGGTACTGGCCCCACAGGACAAGCGCATCACAACGGTATATCCCCGGACGTTGACCCTGTATATTCCCAGTCGGGTTGGATGATACCAGCTGACGCAATGTCACCAGATGATGCCGAACAGTATGGCTTTGGTATCGCAAAAGGGAAAGACGGCGAAGTCATTGGGTATTATACAAAAGGTCAGGTTGCGCAGCCTTTCATGTATCCTGCTTTTGCAGAATTGAAGGATGATGTAACACAGGAAATTAAAGCGGCACTTGAAAAAGATTTGAAAAAGGTGACAAGATGAAAAATGTAAAAGATCAGGTATATTCAGCACTTCTCACTGTTACTGAGAATGTATCAGACACATATCCGAAAGACTGGGCGAACTTCCCAACAATTCAGTATGTAGAAGAAAATAACAGTGTGTGGGAACGTACTGACAACGCTGAACAGAAGGCTAAGGTGTCATATAAAATTGATATATGGCACAACCAGAGCACATCTGATACAGCCCTTGCAGTTGATGCTGCTGTTTCTGCTTTAGGT